ATCTAGGTCGTGGTACATTGCTCTAGTTCTAAGCCACGGAGTATCGAATTTCTTTCCGTTATGCGTGACTACTAAATCTGCTCTTTCAAGTTCTTTGATAAACTTCTTTAGCATCTTCTTATCACATTGTTTTTTTAACCCCCAATGTAAATGCTTTACTTCACCGCCTTCCCACTTCCAATGTATAGAAATAATCTTTGCGTGTTCTGTTATTTGGTGCGGGTGAATTGTTTGATTCCAACCCGGTCGCCAAAAGTGACCTTGACAAAACGAAGTCTCGATGTCATAGAATAGTATTTTACGTGTCATACTAGGTTATTTAAAAAGCCTATCGGCTAAAGTTTTGCCCAATATATAAATAATTAATAAGATAATAAAGAACGCCATAGCACTATATAAAAAACGGTTTAGTCGGTTGTTTTTATTTTTCTCGTTAGACAGCTTCTTTTTCTCTACTTGGATGCTATCCCTATAAAGTTTCTGAACGTGCCTTAGAGAGTCTCTATTAAAGCGATAGAGGTACTTATACTCGATTCTAGTTTGCCATCTAGTCTTCGGTACGTACTTAACTAAAGTTTTTTGTATAGTATCGGTGACTTTTGTACGGATGTAGATTTTGTTTTCAACCGTGTCTGTATCGTATAGATATACTTCAACAGTCTCCAACTCCGCACCCTTTTTTACTGCTTTGTTTAAATGGTACTGAGCCGAACAACTCGATAAAAGAAAAATAAGTATTGCGTATCTAAACATAATGATTATATTTGTCGTGTAAATGTTAAAGTACCGTGGGTCTTATCACCCCAAGGTCGATTAAGGGAGTCCGAAGTATAGTACGGCTCCCTTTTTTTTATAGCCAAATATTTTTATACTCTCCCTTAGCGTCAAATGATGGACACGCTTTCCTTACCCCATCAAAGTCTCTATGTCCTAGTATCTCTGCGTGTGGGAATTGTTGTTTAAGTGCCATCAACTTAAATCGAAGTGCTTCCTTTTGCGCCTCCGTTCTAGTGTCTTTCGGTTTAATATTTTCATCCACTCCACCAGTATAGCAAATGTGAATCGAATTGGAGTTATAACCACGAACTCCCGCACCGATCTTTTCAATCGGTCTGCCGTCCTCGATTGTTCCATCTAAACGAATGACAAAATGGTAGCCAACATCTGACCACCCTTTGCGTTTGTGCCATTTGCGAAAGTCTTCAACTCCGAAGTCTTTACCTTCCTTAGTTGCTGAACAATGAACCACTATGTACTTAATCTCTCGCACCTAAACCTACGTGTTTATCTTTTACAAATAACAACCCTGAACCGATACCTGCGATAATAACAACCTCTGCTGCTGGAATATCTTTTAAGCTCCATACGATTACCGAAAAGATTATTATAACCAATCCGCATATCGTAGTAATCAATCCGCTTTTAAATAGTCTATCTATCATCCGTTTGTTTTAAAGTTTTGGCATTTACTAAAGTGCATCATAAACTCAGTTAGCTTAGTGTCGATAACGTCAAGTTTTTTATACATCTTTTCTTCCTGTCTTTCGTTGTGTCGTTTCATCTCTCGAAGTTCAAGCTCTAGGTTTTCAATCTTCACTTCTTGCTTGCTTACAAGTGCGTTCATCTTCATCCATATCCCTATGATTGAACCAACGATAGGAACAACCCCGAGCAATTCTATTAGTTGTATTGTATCCATTAAGAGTCTTTTTCAATACCACTAAAGCGAAGTGATACTTTTGTATTGTTTACGTCTGTTGATGCTTCAAAATAAACTACCTCACGCCCTGTGAAAGTAATGGGTTCGGGCAATCTTAAAACTAGGTTGTTTTCTATTGACGTGTCAATCTCTACATCAAGAACCGCATAACGCCCCCCTGTTACTCGTGAGTATGAATACCCAATAACGTTAACCACAGGAGAACCTCCACCTCCTGAAAGTTTCAAAGTAGATACTTTTAAGAAATTCAAGTTTAATGTCCTGTTAATCGGTGTGTGATAAATAGCCTGTTGAGTTACTGACTTACCCGCGGGTATTTGCGCTTGGTTTGTTGCGTCTGTTGTTGCCGTAAAAGTAATGTCTCCTCCGTTCGTAGAATCTCCTCCGTAAGATACTACCACTACCCTATTAATACCAACACCTGTAAACGCTGTTACATCTGAACCCGTAGAGCCTAGCGTATGGAACGCCGTAGCACTTGCGAAGTTCTCATCTATATAAGATACTTGCAACATTCTCGCACCTGTTGCCGTAGAGCCGTCTAAAGTGTTTGTGTATGTTATGGTAAAAGTTTGTGCCGTACTCATAACCGCCGTTGAAGGGTCAAACGCTCCACCGAAAGAAGCAACAACTTCTTCAGACGCCGTGTCTATATCTGTGTTGTAACCAAATTTATTTACAATAGCATCCGTTCCAACAGCTCCTCCTATGGCTTCGGCTGTTGCTCTTGTAAATTCCTCGATATTGTCAAGGCTGCCTTCCATCGTTTGCTGCCAACTCCCGTTTATTAATTCGCTCATATTACTATAATATTATTTGTATATCCTGTGTTAGTTTGTGTTCTTTTGTCCGGAGCCATATCAGAATCAACATTGTTAGTGCTGATGTACTCTGCGTAGTCGTCTCCGTTTTCTTTTAAGAAGATTCTGATTCTCTGCTCGTAGAAAGCTGCATCGCTTTGGTAGTGATCGTACATTAAAAGTATCTCATCCTTTGCGACACTCTCAGAAAAGTCTCCGTTCTGTTTCTGAATACCTTTATTTTTAAGTTGGTATGTCAAAGATAAAACCGCTTCTGCTGCTCCGTACCATGCAATGCAAGGCTGTAACAACTCAACTAAAGTAGTCTCTGCCGCTGTTAAAGTTTGTGCATTGTACTTCGTTAGTAGGTCGTTATAGAAGTGACTTCCTAGTATCGGTTGGATTCTACGATTAGAAACCGACTGAATGAAAGGCGTTACCTCGTTAACATCTACGTTCCTTGTTATAGGTGTTTTTAATTTAATATAGTTTTCTGTAAGGAAATATAGCATTACTCTTCTGTTTTATCTACTATCTGTTCGCCAATAATTTGATAGTCGTTTATAACTAATTCTGCATCAATATCCACTAAGTCGAATAACCCGTTAAACACATACTCAACCTCTTCACGAAGTGGCATGATGACATTCTTTTCAAAGATGATATAACTTTGTTTAATATCTGTACCGCTCCCTAGTTTACCACTCACTCTAATTCCCATTAAGATAGGGTCGATAGTATGCGCTTGACAGATTTTGTTTTCAATTGATTCCGTAGTATTTTGGAATAACCCATCATTCGTTGACGTTGGTATTACTTCAAACTTCGGTAGGTCTTCAGCACGGTTTGCAAAAAATGCAGCACTCTTCCCTCCGTTCTCTGCCCCTTTCAATCCGTTGATTGACTTCCTAATCATATCCATCTCCTCTTCGCCTTGTGGCTTACGTGGAAACATAATAGCGAAGTTCGGGAAAATTGAATTTACAATGTTACTTTTTTGGAGGTAACTCATTTCACCATCCAAGAATATCCAGTTATTTGCGCTGGTGTATTGCGGTAAAGAATATAAATCTTGACCTACGGATGGTATCTCGTAAGACCAAAGAAAGTCCTCGCCTTTTTCAGCGTACTTAAATGGCTTTAGTTGTTTAATGTTCATCAACCTTGACCAGTCATCGCAATAAAGAAACATCTCACCGCTGTTGTTCTTTCTGATTTTCTCAGGTGAGATTCTACGCTTAATAATTACTTTACCTTTTGCATCTATACAACCTAAGAAATAAACCCTATTGTGAATAAGTATATCCTTAGTAACCGCTTTAATGGTTTGTTTAATGTCAATCTTTTTAGTAAATGCAATAGCGTCTATTTGACCCTTTGCTCCTAGTCTATCCATCTCTAATTCATAACCACCTCCAAGAGTGGCGTTTGTTTTAAAGTCGATAGTGGCCCCGTGAAGTGGTGACGTATAATAAAGCTGATTCAGTAGCTGCGGAAAAAGGTTATCTTCTCCAAAAGGCACATAAGAACCCGCTTCTCTATATAAGCCGTCAATCTTTGGAAGTGCTAAGTTAGCATCTCCCACTTTCTTAAATGGTGTGCTGAACGCTTGGAACGTTTCGCTCTCTACTGCGTTCCCTCGTGATATGTTAAAACCGAATAATTTCATTAATCGTAAATTGTTTCTATTTCGTAAGTTGCTGAAGATACTACCATACGCCCTTCTTCTACTACATCGCCTGTCGTGTCTGAGATGGTTACTGGAACATTCACCGCTTCATAGACCGTATAAGTGAACTGCCCCTTTGTTAAATCTAGATCGTCACCTGTACCGCTTCCATCCGTTAACGTGAAAAGATTGTATCTATCCGTTGCCGTTGAAGTGTCGGGTAAATAAATTTCTATCGGGTCGGTTGCCGTGTCGAATTCGTTCTCGAATACAAATAAGTAGTTAGGGTTTGATAGTGTTGAGTTCTCCGTTAGAGTTAACACTATTTTATTCTCCGTATCTTTTCCAATGTAAATCACCTACTCCTTTTTAATTAACGTTTTATTCTGTATCTTTGTTTAAATCATAAAACAAAAACAATGAAAAGTTTATTTTTAATTATCGGAGTATCTACATTATTAATGTCGTGTGGAAAAGTAAACAGCTACCACGAAGCAATCCAAGGTAATTGGGAGGTTCGTTTCGTAGACCATCAAGCGGGACAGGTATATGATACATATGTGCCAAGTGGTGCAGAAGGTTGGTCTTTTAATATAACTGAAACCCATTTAGATGGATGGCACTGGTGGAATAATACATATGAAGTTTTAGATAATGATGTTCTTTATGCGCCAAATCATAACGGGGATGGTGGAGAAGTTCACACAAGTTTTGTAGGTGATTCTTTATTTATTACAGACCACTTAGGAAACATCCTTCACTTAGGCAAAATATGAAGACTTCAATAATAGCAACGGGAGCAAGTCTAAAAGGCTTCGACTTCTCGCAAATCAAAGGGCATAAGATAGCTGTTAACTATGCTTTCAAGTATGTAGACTATGATTTCTACGTAGCAATGGATAACCCGCATAGACATCACTTCCCTGACGAACGTTTACATACTCACGAAATGTGGGTAAAGAAATACAATCTAAACGCAACGCCTTGGGATAAATCACCAACGAAAGGTATAAACCGAGAGGGTAAAATAACGGCTTATAATTCTAGTCTATTCGCAGCGATTAACATAGCACTTAATCTAGGGTTTAAGGAGATAGATATTTACGGGGCTGATATGGCTTTAACGGATGGTTATGTTCATTTCTACTCAGAGACTAAATGCGAACCGAGACTTAAAAAGCAATACGAAAAAATCTTTGAGCGTCACAAGTTGTATAAGCAATCTTTTGAGATTCAGCTAAACGACGACGAAAGAATTAACTGGATAGACCAACCGCAAGGAGAACAATTTAGCGGAACATTTTTTATGCCGTGGGATGGAAATTAATATAGTAGCAACAGGAGCAAGTCTAAAAGGTAAAGACTTGACTAAGATACCTAAACCGATAATGGCTATTAACTACGCTTTTAAGTATGTTGACTATGACTATCTAGCAGCTTTCGATAATCCTATACAACACGGCTTCCCCGTAGATGACCGACTACATACTAATTATATATGGATTGAAAAGTATGGTTTAAAGTGTAACGGATGGTCTAGGAAGCATCGAAAAGAAGGTTTAGTACTAGAAGATAACAGAGAAGTATTCGGGCGTTCAGGCTCCTTGTTTTGTGGTATAAACGTAGCTTTGAAGTTAGGGTATACTAAGATAAATGTATATGGTGCTGATATGGCTTTAACAAATGATTACGTTCACTTTTACAGCGAAGAAAAAACAAGGGATAAGAAATTAATCACGCACTATCTAAGAAGCTTTGAGAGACACAAGAAAACAAAAGACACATTTTTACGACAATTAGTTTCACCAATGGAAATAAATTTTGTAAGTTTGTGATGTTCATATAATATTAATCGGTAAAAGGATTGATAAACTTGTTTAATGTTTTTAGGTAACAGAAAGCCCCACCAATTACGGTAGGGCTTTTCTGCTTTATGAAAGTTAATCTTAGAAGATAACAGAATCAAACGTTTGAAGAACTCCGATAGCTGCTTCGTAAGCATAGTCAGTAGCTTCACCTAACAAAGTGATAGAGTATTTAGAACCATCTGCTTTAGCTGTTCCTGACCCCTCGCCAACTGCTGATAATTGCAAGTCATCGAATACCCAGTAAAGACCGTTAGCGTCTTTTACTACTGCTACCAAATCTCTTTGACCTTCTCCAAGTAGTTGGATAGCGTAAGATTTAGATGCTTCTCTCCGGTGGAACATTAAGTTAATAGTCTGTGTTACAAAGCTAGACCCGTTTACTAGGTCAATAGCTGCCTCTTCTGTAAAGTTAGAAGTGTTTCTTTTGATGTAGAATAGTTGTCCCGCTGAACCAGTAGATAACGTCATAGCTGAAACTACTCCATTAGTCTGTGTGATAGTGGTAACGTCTTCCGCATCGTATAAAGCAATCTCTACAATTCCCCCGATGTTGTTGTCGCAGGATTTAGAAACCGCATTTAGTGCTGTACAAGTTGCCATTTTATTTTAATTTTATGTTATAAAAAAAGGGAAGGCACTTTACCTCCCCTTTCTAGTTAATCTATTTTCGATTACGAACCGTAAACGATTTCAGAAGGGTTAAGGATTTCAAATCCAATCTTCATATTCGCACGAGTTCTAATTACAGGCTCAGCGATAGTGTCTGCAAGGTTAACCGCTTTCAATGCTGAAGAGTCGCTTAGTGCGTCAAAAGCATATACCAGGTTATTCTTAGAAGTGAACACCGCTTTATCGTCAGACATTCCGTCACAGATAACCAACTGAATACCTAAGTACTGCATTGGAAGTGCTTCTGTAAGGTAAGCGATAGTATTCCCCGCTGCTACTGCGTAAGCGTAAGCCGTTGCAACATTACGTGAAACATACATTCTCAAATCAGAACCACCTGACAAAAGAGCTGTTGGTGCTGCTTCGTACATATCTTGAATGAATCCAAGAACATTCGCGCTCGTTACGTTCGTTGGAGCAGTAACGTCAACAACTGCTGTGTCTGCTGCAAGTTTTTTCTCGTAGCCATCACATAGAACTGTTGCTCCCGTTCCTGTCGTGTCTCCTTGCCATCTGATAAGCTCGATGTCTTCAGCAATCTCTTTAGACATTTCACCCCAGTAATAGTTCATAAATGAAGCTACCTCGAAGTTTCCGTTAGAACCCGCTGCCATTTGAGCAGACAACCAAGAGCTTTCGATGTCGAACTGACAAACTTGCGCCATTGCAGACAATCCACAAACGCTAATCTCTTTTGCGTCTAGTGTATCAGTTGGTGCATTCCATCCGCAATTCTCTGCTTGTAACACTTGACCGAAAGTCACGTTAGATAATTTAGTAGAACTCTTTACGTTAGGTAAAGTACGGAAGTTATCCGCTACTGTTTCGTTAATGTATGCTTTAGAATAGAACTCCTCTGGGTTCGGGCAAAGCAATGCGTCAGTTGCTACTGACAAATCAAATTTTAGTCTTTCTTTTCTTGACATTGTATTTATTTTTAAAATTTATTTCTAGTAATCTAGGTTCTTATAACCTCTCATAACAGCACCGAACTTTTCGGTGATGCTCATTTTAACTTCTTCCATTTCTACTTCTTCCTCTTCCTCTTCTTCAACTTGCTTTTCAGCTAGTGCTTCAAGGATTTCAGATCGTAGTGCTTCAAGTGCTGGAGCAACGATAGCCATAACAGCTTCAGCATCTACCTCAGCGTCAACTTCAGCAGCTACTTCTTCTTCTTTTTCCTCTTCAGGCTCCATTAACTCTTCTTCTTTTTCTTCTTCTTTAGGTTCAGCCATTTCGACTTCATCCTCTTTTTTCTCTTCGGCAGCTTCTACTACTTCTTCAGTTTCCTCTTCAGTAGCCATAGCAACCTCAACAGGAACTCCATCTTTAAGCTCGTAGAACTTTCCGTCTAGTTCAAACTTTGGGTTCTCCATTTTATTTTTTGATTTTAATTCCGATAATTTAAGTCCAAGCATACCTTCAATTGAATAACCTACCTGTTCGTCTTTTACAAGTTGGTTATAGTAGTCTTGGTCTGTGATTTGAGAAACAACGAAAACAGAACCTTTAGGAACGTCTACGTTATATTCACTCTTTAC